TGCATTTGTACGACCATTGCATCTCCCATTCCCAATCGTCTCCTCATACTTCGCAGCATTTGCTGAGGTTGTGGGGAGTTGGATGGTTATCTGTGGACTAGGCACTCGTCTGGGTGCCTTAGCAATCTTAGGTACAATATCATTCGCAATTTATCATGCACTAGTTACATCTGGATTTAACATTTACTTGTTAGAACTCTTAGTTCTTTACTGGGGAGGTGCAGCATGTATCGTTCTCAGTGGTCCAGGTATGTTCTCAATAGACCATCTCATAAAACGGAAACTCACAAATGATTAAATCACTCTTCACGTTTATGTTTGCTGCATTGATGTGGGTGCAAGTCCCACAGTGGCAGGATGATTGGTCTAAGTGTGCGGTTGATGTACCAGACACAGCATGTCATTGGTATATCACTGCACCCGATAGCACCATGGGTGAAGGATTTAGTTGGGCAAATGCTCCATGGTTCAGTGCTGAAGGTCTCCTAGATATTGGAGAACTTCACAACACAGTTCAATCTCTTCAGGAGGCATGATGAATAGTTTTGAAGTCACACTTTACTTTGTATGCTTCGCTCTCATTGCTGGTGGTGCTTTTGCTCTTATGTACTACAATCTTAAATCTATTTACTGGGGTGCTAGATCTCGGAGACATCCTGAAGCACCTCAACTAGGTGAACAGGTGTTGTATGTAGATTTGTCTAGAGAAAAACTGGAAGAGATTTACAAACAAACTGAATAATATATCAAGGGTCTTCTGACCCTTTTTTAATATTTGATTTCCTTAAACTTGCAAAAATTTCTCTGGCAAAATTTGACACAAAAAAGTTTTTATGGTACACTTAATTAGTTTAATGCTCATATCTTATGGAGATCAAAGCGTACACATCTAAGGGATGTTTTTATTGCGATCAACTAAAGGAATTATTTAAAAGAGCTGAATTGGAATATGAGACAATTTTAGTTGACTCTCCTTCTGAGAGAAGTAATTTTAAAATAAAATACCCAAACGCACTAGGGTATCCTCATGTTATTATTGATGGAGTAGAACATGGTGGACTAGTTAATGTAGCAAAGTACCTTGTTAAAAATGGATATGTCTCAACGAAGAAAGGGTGATGATCTTCACATAAATAAAGGCATAGAGCTCATGTTAAGGAGGGCTAAACCGAAGGATTCATCACTTAAACCCAAGGGTGGGTTTGGGTTAACGAAAACGATCACCCTCCTCAAGCGTAAGTTTTACTTTAACGTTGAACTGAGGTGGGAACGTAACTAAACCACTAAGGAGTTGACAATGGAAACTGCAACAATTCTATTTTTCTCGGCAACCGCATCTTTTTTGTTCTTATGTGTCGGTATTGTCATGGGGTGGGTAGGAAAGCAATTCATGCATGACTACTTCTATTCTAAAGAAGAGATGCAGGCAATGCATCCGGAAATGTATGATGGTGATGGTATGATTATTAACGAAGAACTTTTATCCGTGAGATTTATAGAGGAAGAATCAGATGAAACTTTTGATGCATGAGATACTACAGAAAGTATCAAACGCAAAAACGAAACCCGAAAAGATTAAACTTCTTAGAGAATACAACACACAACCGTTGCGATCTCTTTTAATTATTAATTTTGATGAGAGTATTATCTCATTGCTTCCAGAAGGAGATCCTCCATACAAAAAGAATGAATCTCCTGATGGAACTGAGCATACAATTTTAGAAAAAGAAGCACGTTTACTACATCACTTCTTTAAAGGCGGGTCTAATATTGCTAAGACAAAACGTGAAACTATGTTTATCCAAATGCTGGAAGGTCTCAGTCAAGGAGAAGCAGGAGTTTTAGTTCTAGCAAAAGATAAAAAACTTGGGAAGCGGTGGAAGATCACTAAGCAATGTGTTGAACAAGCATTTCCAGAAATTCAATGGGGAGGACGGTCCTGATGGGCAAAGGATATAAAATCCTACATGAAGATTGTGATCCGACATTAGCACAAGACAAAAGTCTTCCGTCTAATGCTTTTCTAATTGAGTATTCTCAAGCAGATGTTTCCCATTTTGATATTGTTACTGCTGCAAAGCAAGTAGATATTTTTGATGATTATTGGGACAAGTATAAGAGTGATTTAAAAGGCATGACACAGACTGAGGGTAGGATTAACCCTAGACTCTGGACACCTGCTAAAAAATAAGTTGACACAGCATACATAGTATGGTATACTAATACCATCGTTCATCCCGCTCTAGGGTGGGACGCAAGTAAGTCGCGGAACGGAGCCGTTCATCCCATGCTAGAACTATTATTCTATACAACACTCACTTGTGCTCAAGCTGATACAATTATGTTTCGCATGAGAACAAATGAGAATATTCCTCCTGAATTTAAGGTGGAATTGATTGAGGTCATGAAGGAATCAACGCCTGAATGCCATCCATGGGACGCAAACGACTAAAGGAACGGATTAAATTCCAACTACTTTAGGAGTAACTACAATGAACACACTTAACCTGATTCGTAAGCAGATTAATAAAGCATCTGCACTTCACAACGCACAGATTAGTCACACTACTTATCGTGGTGTTGAGTATTCTACTCGTTGTGTAGAATCCAAAGAGACCCACGGTACATTCTGTTATCGTGGTAAACTTTACACTAAGTGAACAACTTACTGTGTTGAGAGGGTTTAACCCCTCTCTTTTTTTATGAGTATAAATTCGTAGGCAATAATATTCTTTACAATAAGTGTTGATTTCAATATAATTCTATTAAATAGTGGTAGAATTAGAGGACAACCAATGAACCCACGCCCTCACTTTATTATGTGTTCAATGTTACGAGGTGTTCAATGCACAATCTTTTATCCCGCTCTCAGTTAAATGAGTGGACGAGTTTTGAAAATTCACAGGAAGAAGACAATTATAAACTAAATGATTACTATGAGTGTCTAATTGAATGTGATTCTTTAGATCAACGTCAATGCAAACGAATATGCAGGAGTATTTTAGATTAAATTTTACGAGGGGTTGCGACCCCTCTTTTTTTATGTTATAATGTATGCATCTGTGATTTAACTATGGACATCGCAACTGATTGGCGCTACAGTGATGAACGCATGGATATCAGAACGCAGGGACTAAACATTCTACTAAAGAAGTTTGGATCTGAAATTTGCTCTGATGGATCACCTAGATATTCTAACCAGAGCATTTATGAATGTGTTCATGACTGGGTATCTCAAGGAAACCTAAGAACAGATGGCATTGTTGCCTACTACAAAGCGTACTATGACCCGACTAAAAGATCAAATTAGATTAGCAAAAAAAGCAATCAAAGAAGCAAAGACAAATCCAAATCTGTATACAGCAGAAGAGATTTCTTACATGGTAATTCAATTAACTCGTGCTAAGATAGCATTGAAACTCAAACAACAACGTCGCAAACAGGAGAAGGGATTTAGTAATGAATTCAGTGAAACTATTAACAGTAACTCCCGAAGCGGAGAAGACGATGGGGTACGTAGCGAGGGTGAGCAACCCCAACAACCAGGAGAATCCTAAGGTTGCAGGTCTATTGTCCTATTGCATCAAACACAACCACTGGAGCGTCTTTGAGCAGGCACACATGACGCTTGAGATTGAAACCACTAGGGCATTGGCAGCTCAAATCCTGAGGCATAGGTCTTTCACATTCCAAGAGTTTTCTCAACGGTATGCTGACAGTTCTATGTTGGCAGACAAGATTCCTTTGCCGGAACTTCGCAGGCAGGATACAAAGAATCGTCAGAACTCTATTGATGATGTTAATCCATTTATCAATCAAGAGTTTCAAATTAAAATGAAAGCTCATTTTGATGAGGGAATGAAACTCTATCAAGAAATGCTTGATAGAAATATTGCAAAAGAATGTGCTCGTTTTGTGCTTCCTTTAGCAGTTCCCACAAAAATCTACATGACCGGCTCAGTTCGTTCGTGGATTCATTATATTGAATTGCGTTCCGCTAATGGTACGCAGAAAGAACACATGGACATTGCATTAGATGCACGTCGTGTGTTCGCTGAACAATTCCCTATTTGTGCGGAGGCACTTGAATGGTCATGAAACCTATTACAGTTGAAGAGTATCAAGAATACAGTGGAGAATTTTTTGATAAATATTTTTTCGTTGCTAAAGAACTTGGTGAAAGTGCTAGAGCAGAAGATATTCTTAAGATAATGGAAGCACTATCTGCTGTCGTTATGCTTAAGCGTAAAGAAAATAAGACTAGTGGTCCTATTGGATTTAATAAAGTAACTGAGGAGGAAGACTGATGCCTACCTATCCAGTTAAAAATCTCACGACAGGTGAAGAAAAAGAACTTCATATGTCCATGAAGGACTACATGACATGGAAAGAAGAGAACCCTGATTGGGATAAAGATTGGTCAAAAGGTTGTGCTGGTGCTGGTGAAGCCGGTGACTGGCGTGATAAAATGTCCAAGTCTCACCCCGGTTGGAAAGATGTAATGTCTAAAGTAAAAGAGGCACCCGGTTACGGTATGTCCACCAAACATAAAGATGGGTATCAGTGGTAAATTATGGCTAGAGGAAGATCAAATCGGACACCCGGACAAGGGATGTCTAAGAAACAACTTAAGCGCAGGAAGCCAATCAATGAAGCATATCTTCTTGAGATTGAATCCCTAACAGATAACCAAGAAGTTTTCTTCACCGAGTGGGCAGAAGGAAAGAACATGTTTGCATATGGTGCAGCAGGAACAGGTAAAACTTTTATTGCTTTGT